GTAATATTCATCACCCGTACTATCAGCAGGCAAACCAAGAAGCAGGACATTGGTGGACGCATCAAACTCTAATTTGACGCTCATTCCAACTGTTGCCCAATATATTCTTGCTACCGATACAGAAGTACAAGTTTGCCCTGCGCTATTTTTAGTAAGCGCAGAGACATCTACTTTTTTTACAGCCGACTCACCAGTGCCGTCAGACACATTGGTAAATTTTAAAATCGCGGTTTTCTCACCATCTTGAATGGTTTGTGAAGTTACTGCGTCAGCCATGTTTTACTCCTTAAAGTTCAGTTGAGCTAGTACGTTCTTTTAGAGCGTGCACATAGTCTATTGTCATAGTCTTTGCAGCTGCTGCTCCATTTTGAATACCAAAGCTAACTGTTAATTCTTCATCATCTGGTGCATTAGTGTTCACTACTGTGCCAGCTAATACATTGTTTTGATAAACGTGAAACTTTTGATCTTTAGGATTATATAAATAACCAACAGTCATAAAAGTATCATCTGCAACAGCATTTGGTAGATCTAAAGTAGATTGCGTACCATTTTTTTCTACTACAAAAGAAATAGTTGTAGATCCGTCACTTTTAATAAAGAAAACACCGTCTGAAACATCTAATGGTGTTGTGTCGGTTATTTGTAAACCGCAAACAATATCAGATTGAGTAGCGTCGTTTGTTTTAAACCTGGAGTAAAATCCTAGTTGTTTTCCAGCTTCATATTTAAAGCCTTCTTTTACAAGTTGGAAAAAGTCATGGTCATTGTCTCCAGCTGCGTTGGTTACTAATAGTAAACCACCATCGCCGTCAGCTAATGCCTCAGTTGCGGATCCTGTGCCATCCTCAGTTGTTGTAATAGTCCAATCCGAAGCTAGGTAAGTATCAAAATCATTAAAGTAATCGTGATACTTGTGCTTGCTCGGTTGCTTTACGAGTCCTTCGGACCCAGTTGAACTGACGTTGGTGACGCCAGAGGTAAAATGCGTAGTCATAAACAGCCTCCTTTTAATGTGCCATTGCGAACACCATGTCCGCAACATTCATAAGTACAGTATCGATAATACCTTTTGGCTGTTATTTGTGCAACTAGGAACCTAGTTTATTAGATCTTGCAGCTGCGCAATAGTGTCAGCTGCATTGATGTGAAGAATACCTATACCACCTGCATTGGTCCAGGCTTTAATATTTCTAGGCCTATCGTCTATGAGTATAGAACCAGGTTTAGCATAGGCTGCTTTTTGCTCACCTTTGAATGTACAGGTGATAACGACTCCTGGATCTACATGTTCTCTGATCCAAGTGGTTTTGTCTTGTGCTACTTTTTTTCTATTCAGCTCACCAGTACAGGTAAGAATCTCCCAGTAAATACCAGTATCTTTAATGCCGTCAATCAGATCTTGCATATCAGTCATAGGCGGTAGATCTTTGAATAGGCCTTTATTACTAAGTGCAATCTTATTGTCGTCATACAAGTTGTCAGTTAAAGGGCCATTCAAATACTTTGGACCTTGAACGCCCTGGACGAAGTCAGCTAAGACTCCGTCCATGTCAACAAATATTCTATTTATTGGTATCATTATTGTCCTTATCTAATTTATTTAAGAAATCTAACATTTTTATAGTCTCATCAAGCAAACCTTTGTGCTGTGAATATTTGCCTAGAAAAGCAACTGCTTTTAAATGGTTTGGTTTGTTTTTTACTTTTACTTTTACTTTTTCCATTTTTTATTACTCCTTTTAATAATGTGCAGGACTGGCTGTGTTATTCCAATCAAGTTCACTAGGATCCTCTTCATTCTCCCAGTCTTCGTATGTTTTTAATAATCTTTCATTAAGATCATGGAAGTTGGCATCTTCCAGAGCTGAGTGCATTGTTTCCATAATGTCTGCACCATCCCATTTCAAATACTTGGCCACAATTATCCCAAGAGCATCTGCGTCAGTTACTCTTGGATCATTTGGATCAACGTATGCTGTTTGTCTTACCATCTTAATAACCTTTGGCATTAAGTCTTTTATCACATCGTCACTTGATTTATATTCCATTATGCTGCCTCCCTTGCATCGTTGTAATATTCTTCTAAAGTCTTTTCTGGCTCCCACCAAGTATCTCTTTCAATCTTCAAACCAAAAGGTAAATCAAGATTTTCTATTTCATTTAAACTTACATAACCCAGCTCTGGGCAACCAAAGCCAAGATCACAAAGGCCATACATAGTGTCTCCATCTTCTGCGATCGCTGCTATCAACCAAGTCTGAGCTCCCACTGGATTAAATAATTTTAACCACGGTTTTATATCATTACCTGTCATAGTAACAGGCACAGGTCTTGCTCCAGCTCTTTTGAGCTTATTCATAATTTCTTTAGTTATTAATTTCACTTAATCTAACCCCCCTTCTTTTATCATTTTTAAAAGATCTTGTTTTTTTTCTTCCATGAAGATCTCACCACATGGTTCGCAAAGAACTTTGTCATAACAGAACTGGATTTTGTTGTTACCTCCAGCTGCGTCACCACCACATTTCTCACAAACCTTGCCATCATTGGTGCATGCTGCATCAATAATGTCATTACTACTTACTACATAATTAGCCATTCTTGCCTCCGTTTTTGTTTTTAATTTCAATTCCCACATAACTAATATACTAAAATATGCAACTAATTGCAACTATTTACACATAATATATTGATTTATTTTAGGCAAAAAAAAGGGCCCTTTTGAGGCCCTTTGTTTGAAATACTTGAGTAATAAACGGTATTTCTAATCGTTCATTTATGCACCTTGAGATCCGTAGATTCCTCTCCAATCAGAGAAACCGAATGAATATCTCTCTCTCGCTTTATATCTGATATTGCCAGTAGAAAAGTCTGGTTCCATTGAAGTCTCCATTGGAGATCTTTGGAACATTTTTAGACCTTCGCCTGCACTATTTACAGATGTAAGGATGAAGAAAGCATCTGGATCAGTAAGATAATGGTTGACGCTATAGCCACCAGGTAAAACCCCAGTGTTTTTAATAGCGTTAATGTCATTATCAGCTGTACCAGATCTTTGCTGAGAGTTTAAGATTCTGTCAGCTACAAACACTAATTGTGGTGGTACCACAAGTTTGTCAGCTTGGACAGAAATAGTTAAACCTCTATCATCCGTGAAAGTTGAAATATCAATCAATGCGTCTTCTAATGAAGCCTCATTTAAGTCAGCCATAGTAGTAGCTCTGTTCGCAGCTGTTCCACCACCAGATAGTGTGTGGGCAGTGTTAATAAGTGATACTCCATCGCCTCCTGTGAAGCTAGATGAGAAAGCATTGTTTAAAACATCAGCGCCTTTAACCTCTTTGGTGTTAGCCATAGATTTTGCTAATGCTTTAACGTATCTTTTACCTAAAGAATCGTAAAGGTTGTCTTCGACTGCTTCTTCTGTTAAAGCAAACGCTAACGCAATCGTATCATGCGTATAACGTGCACTGTAACTTTCAGATGCGTTATCAAATTGAACCCCTTGTCCCTCAGACTTAAGTGGTGCGGAACCGAATCCAGTTACTAAAACCTCTTCTTCAAATGCTCTATTTGAATCCTCGATAACGAAAATATCTTCATATTCTCTCTCGTAGGAATCATAGGACATCCCAAAAAGTGCGTTTAGACCAGGCTCTAGCTCTTTCGCTAATTGTGCTCTTGAAATTGCCATTTTATTTTAGCCTCCTTATGCTAAACCAGCACTTTTTTGTCCACAGATATGATTCTGTATGACACAAAGTACGTTAGTATTTGATGATGAAACATCATCGTTTTCTGGATCCTGTGATATGTCTAACGCTTTTAAAGGCAATGTAGCAGTGGTATTACCAGTGCTCACAGCAATTTCAGTGTTAGAAATCCCAGACGAGGTATCGCCAACTGGTGAACCATCAACGATTTCAAAGTTTCCAAACAAGTCGGCCACAGGCATTGCTGCGTCTCCTTGAATTTCAAAAACTACGTTGGGATCATCAACGACGCTTGCTATTATATCAGAAGCAGCGATGCTTCCAGGATAATAGTTTTTAAACACTTGTTCGCCAGATGTTGGATCAGTGTATTGAACACCGTTAAACACTCCGACAATTGGAACAGTACCAGAAGCTGCATGTCTACCAATTACACCGCCAGTTAGCTGTGTTACCAAGTCGCCTTGGAATATTGGTGTTGTTGCTCCACTAGCAATTCTATATCTGGATTGTCCACCAGAATAGGGTGCTCCGCTCATCATACGAACAGGTTTACATCCAAATGCGCTATCTTTATTAGCCATTTTTATATTCTCCTATTTTAATTACTTTTTTCCAAAAGTAACATTAGACTTTCTATCTGCATCATACTTAACGTACCTGCCGTCTCTCCTAGATTCTGTAAACATATTATTGTCTAAAGCCTCTTTTTTAAGACGGGTTTGATCTTCGTAATAAGCATTACGTTCTTCTTTGGTTTCGGTAGGTATTTTTGCTAATAGCAAGCCTTCACTATAAACAAGACCAGCATGTCTTCCTTCGTCAGCTGTAGGGTAAGAAAATTCACTAGGGAGATCAGTTCCTCTTACGAGTTCCCATCCCTCTCTAATTCTTCTACTTACGTTAGCTTTATCCTCTTGACCAAGCATGGATTCTCTTATCCAACGATATTCGTATCCTTCTGGTGGTGGAGGTGTTTCTAGTTTTCTTACTGGTCGCCATGGTTGTCTACGAGTATTTTTAGCGTGCTGCTCGGACTCACGAGAATTTCTGGTTTGTGTTATTTCTTTTTCAGTTGTCATTTTGCCTCCCTAGATGCAATGCGTTGTTTTTCTTTAGCAACGGATTTTAGCCAGGCATCTTCTGTCATGCCATGTGGCTTTAGTCCACGGAGTCTGTCAACTTCATTTTTTGAAAATTGCACACCGTTCTTTTTGCCTTGTGTTTTTTGCCGACTTCCTGGGGAAGTGGAGGCGACTCTTTGCACAGCGGGCCTGCCCTCACTTTGTTCAGCATTATCAGATCTAAGATCTGGATAAACTTTATAAACTCTATTATTTAACTCGTTATAATATTCATTTGAATCTGGCTCAAAACCCTCATTAACCAAATTTACATGGGTATATTGAGCGTATTGTGTAGCCTCTGGTTCTTCACCAAACCAATTATTTTTTGACTTCCACTCTAAAGCCTCTTGCGTTGGTTGTACCTGGGCCTGTTGTTCTTGCACAGGTTGTTGATAGTAATTTTGCTGTGACTGAGCGTAAGTCTGTTCAGATCTCTGTTTTGCAATTCTTACTTTTTCTTTTTGAATAGAAACTTCATTTTTTAAACTGTCAGCTTTTGACATAAGTTCAGCATCGCCTGCACCATGAGCTTTTTTATACAACTCATTAGCTTCACGCTCTTTTAAATTAATGGTTTCTTCTTCTTTTGCTAATAAACTATTTTGAGATTGAACTGCTTGGTTGTAATAAGCATGCACTTCTTGTTCTCTTTGCTGTAAAGCAGCCTCTAGTGCAGCTGCTTTTTCTTCGGCAGCTCTTTTTCTCTCATTTAGTTTGTTTATTCTTTTTGATACACCTTTAGTGTAATTTTCTAGTTCGTCGTCGCTTGAAGCCTCATTAGAAACCTCTTGTGATTCAGTAACTTCTACCTCAATATCCTCAACCTCTGGTTGAATTTGATTTTGTTCTTGTATCGTCATAAGCTCACTATATCATCTGGATTAAGTATGGTGGCAATCACTTCATCATCGTTGATAATGCGAACCTCTGCACCGTCCTCAAGTTTAAATCTCGAACCAGAGTAGCGTCCGATTAAAACCCATTGCTTTTCTTCACACCAGGGTGAATCTCCGTATCTTTCTTTGTTGTTATAAGCTAAAGGTCCTTTTTTAACCACATAAGCTACAACTGTTGACAAAGCCTCTCTGTCTGTTGTTTGTTTTGTAAGAATAATGCCGCCTTCTGTTTTGGCTTTTCCTGCGTATGGTAGCACTAACATTCTCCAGCCAGTTGGTTGCGGCATACGATCTAAAATTGATTGATCTAATTTTTCTGGATCTAAAACCACTGAGTCTGGTTCAACGTATGCTTCTGCTACCTTTTTAGCCATTACGTTATTTTCTTTAATATTCGTCATATATTTTTTCCCATGTCACTTATTTCGTTTGCAATATAGTATAAAGCACTGAGCTCTCCTTGCAAATATTTATAATGTTCAATATCTTTTAGTCCACCAGACATCAAAGTTTCTTGTATCTGTTGTTCTCTTTGGGAGATTGATTTTTTGATACTGTCTAAAACAGCTATTTCATCCATAATCTATTTAGTTTTTTTCTTGGTTGCTTTTTTAGTTGTTGTTTTTTTCTTTGCAACTGATTTTTTTACTGTAGATTTTTTCTTTGTTGTTGTTTTTTTAACAACTTGTTTTTCTTCTACTGGCACTTCACCATTAATCATTGCTATTTTCTTTTCGATTCTAGCCATATTTTCTTGGTGTGCTTTATCTTCTGCCTCTTGTTTCTGTTTTAACTGCATGGCTTCTTGCTCACGCAGCTGTTTTTTTTCAGCTTTTAATTTTTTTTGTGCTTCTAATTTGTAAGATGTTGTCATAATATTCCTCGAATTTTATTTTCTAATTCAAATAACTTTAAATCAGCATTTTGTTTAAGTCTATCTAAAGCAACTCCAAGTTTATCATCTGCTATTTCTTTTTGCACATTTATCCTTTCTTGTTGCAATTGTCCGTCCATCATTTTTTCTTGTTGTCTTTGACCTTGTTTGGCTACAAACTGCTCAGATTCCATATTAAGTTCTTTATCTTTAAGATCTAATTCACGGTTTCTTATATCCACTAATGGATCCTCACCAGATCCCATACCAATGGATTGCAAGAACTCGTTAGCTAATTGAGCCATAATCTGAGCACTAAATTGTTCTGTAATCATTTGTATTTGTTGTTGGATTTGTTGCGCTTCCTCTGGGGAAACTTGTTGCATTTGTCCTTGAATTTGTTGTATTTGTTGTTGTATTTCTGGTGGCATTTGTTCTTGTGCTTGTTGCATGGCCATAAATTGCAAATGTTGCATACAGTGAGAAATTATAAGCGCTTGCACCTGCGGACTTTCTTTGACAATAGTAGTTAAAAATAAACTTTTGTGCGTATCTAAATGCGCTTGATGATTTTGTTCTGGAAAAGCCTGGGCAGGTTGTCCCATTAATAAACCAGCATTTTCTAAACCTGCATCTTGTGGTTTCGGCGTATTATCTGGCGGTGGTTGTAACAAAGCATCAACATTATCTACACCAAGAGCTGCATACATTCTTCTGTAAGCCTCATATATACCTAAAGGACCATGTATTTCTGGATTTGACTGAACCATCTGTAAAAGTTCTTGAGCTAAGGTCACTCTTTGGCTTTGTGAAAAAATATTAGGATCTGAAATTGGTATTATGTCTACTCTATCGTCAAAGTCTTGTTGTTTTACTTCACCTGGTCCAGAGCCAACTTGATAAGTATAAACAGGAGGTAAATACTCACTAAATACTTTTGCAAGCAATCCAAACTCTATTCTTTGTGCGTAATGTAATCTTTTATGAATAGCACTCATTACTTTAGTGCCACGCTCAAGTAAAGCGACAGTTGTTCCTACTGGCATAGCTTGATTCATGTCACCGACATTCATGTCTGCTATAGCAGCAAAACGCTTACCAGAATCTACTAAAATACCGAGTAATTGCATTAAAACATTGCTTGGCTCTTTTATTGGTAGCGGTATTAAATTTTCTCTAAGAGATCCACCCGTAGTGTCTATATCCCTAAATTCACCTGGTTGTAATGGATCATCCTCGTCTCGGATCCTCATGCCTCTTGCTTTAAAACCAGCTGGTAAATTAGCAAGAGTACCAGCATCAATAAGCTGTCTTAATATAGATGTTGATGCTTTTGAAAGTCCGCCGATCATGTGTGATAAACCTAAGCCATAAAAACCAAGTCCAGGTAAAAATTTATACTGCACAAAATAATTAATTTTATTTTTAAATGGATCGGTTTCTACATAGTTTCTTCTTATAGATAAAACCTGCTCTGAGTCTTCTTCAATAGTTACTATATATGGTAATTTAAGGCCAGTTGACATTCCTTCTTGATCAATATCCTCAAAGCCTTCTATGTCTAAAACAGTGTGTACTTCATAAACGGTTCTGTTTCTGTTTTCTTTATAAGAGGGTGATATGCCTTGTATTTCATCTATTGCTTCATCTATGTCATTCATATCTTCTGATATGCCGCCAGATCCTATGTCGACATTTGCATAAAACCCAGATACTTGCTGTTTTTTAATTTCATTCGCAGACATAGTTATAGAATGTGTAATTCTTTCAGCTGAACTCATGTCAGCTGCTTCATAAGGAACAATAAGATCTTCTGGAGCTATAAATTTAGATACAGCTCTATTTAAAACAAAATCAAAATAAACTTTCTTAAAACAAGAACCAGCTAGTGGTAGGTAAAAAAGCATTTGATCAAGCTCTGGATCATATTCATCCATTTTATTCATTATGTAATAATTCATAAACTCTTGGACACGTTCAGCTTGGTTTTCAGTCTCAATAGTACGAGCACCAACAATTTCTGTTTTTACTGGCCCTTTGGCTGGTAACATTTCTTTATATGCTTGTGCCTGGAACTGAGTTACAGCTTCTGCTAAAATTGGATGCACCACACCAGAGGATCCCTCAAAAGGTTGTGATCTTGTTTCATCAAACTTCATACCTAAGTATTTAAGTCCATCTGTGTATGTTTTTTCCCATTCAGATCTTGATTGTTTATCGCCTCTAATTGAGCTAAGTAAATCGCTTGCTATTTTATCAAGTGTGATTTCATCTATAAAGTCTACTAAATTAGCATCAAAACTCATTTGTGGTGCTAACTCTTGTTGTATTTCTTGATCTAAAAGTATTTCTTCATCATCAACCAAAATTTGTGCTGCTGCTGCAATTTGTTCGTCTCTTGTAGTATCTGGTACGATTTCTACAGAAGATCCCTGGACTTTTATATCTGGATCTTCGTTTGTTCCTAATTTATCTATAGCCATAATTAATGTAACACCCTGTTTCGTGGATCTGCTTTCAGCTCCACTTCTGTTCCTATAATAGCCTCTAATTCACCATCAATCAAAAGGCCGTGGTATTCTGCTATGATTTTAGCTTGTGTAAAATCTTCTGCATGTATTAGTGGTCCAGAATATTCAATACCATCCCACTCAAAAGTTGTTGCGTATGTTTTAATAATAAACCGTCCTGTTCTTTTTTAGTAACTTAATTTCATCCTGGTAGTCTTCTTGCAATGATATAAAACCACCTTGACGGAAACGCATTAAAGCCATTGTAGCACTATCGCAAAAGTCGTCATAATCACCGAATGGAAATGATGCCATTTCTTCAATAACCTCTTCTGCAAAATCATCTTCTGGCGCCCATACCATTCCAGACTCAAATATAGGTGCAACACTATTCATCCTGGCTACCTTGTCCTGTCCTCTGCTCGGTGAGTATGAAGTAACAGGTATGCCCATACGTCTAAGCTCATGTGTAAGCGGTGTTCCAGAAGCCTTAGCTTCAATCAAAACGCAATCTGGTTCCCAGTATCTGTATTCTTCAAGAGCAAGTTTTTTAAGCTCTGGAAAGTCAAACCTTACTCTTTTTGCATCTAAAAGTATGATTTCATCGTTTTGTTCATCACCTCTGTTAAAAATTGCCCAGGTAGTTATAGCTGAATAGTCTGCTGTTTCTTTTTTAGAAAAAGCAGTGTCATAACTTTGTATTACATAAGAATACGATGGTACATCTGCATCTTCCCATCTATTCCACCATTCTCTTTTGACTATAGATCCTTCCTCAGCTGTTGGATTTTGCATCCACTGACTGTTCCATTTAGATATAGGTAATGAGGCTTTAACACCAAGCAACTCTTCTTTTTTCCAAAACTCTGGCCATAAAGGTTTTTCAGAATCTGGCAAGATTGCAGGAAACTCAACGACTTCCCACTGATCAGCATTTTCATCGCCCTGTTTATTTAATACTTTACCAACCAGATCTTTTGTGCTCCATCTAGTCATTACTATCACAATAATTCCACCAGGCTGTAAACGCTGTCTTGGACCAGATGTGTACCACTCGTAAGCTGATTCTAATGCTTTCGGAGATAGCGCATCTTGTTCTGAATGTGGATCATCAATAATCAATAGATCCGCACCACGACCTGTAATAGCACCACCAACACCAGCTGCAAAGAACTCACCTTCTTGGTTACTTGTCCAACGGCCAGCTGATTTGTTATCTGCTTGTAGTTGGAGATCTGGAAAAACATGTTGATAATCTTCGCTGTCTATTATGTTTCTTACTTTACGGCCGAACCTAACAGCTAGTTCAGCTGTATGAGTTGTTTGTATAATTTTTAAATTGCCACGTCTGCCCATCATCCAGGCAGGAAAAAAAGTTGATGCAAATTCAGACTTAGAGTGTCTAGGCGGTAGGCAAACTATTAATCTTTTAAGTTTGTTATCGGCAATTTTATTAAATTTTTCAGCAATAATTTTATGATGAGATCCTTCAATAAAGTCGGGCCACATGTGTTTTATAAAAGTTATAAAGTCTTGTTGACAACCATCTTGTTTTTCTAATTGATCATATCTATGCAATAAGGCAACAGCCTCAGCCTTGTCTTGCTCAGATAAAATATCAAAATCTTTAAAAGATACTTCACTCATAATCGAGCTGAGAAACAAGGTAGCGACGATATTTTATGCAACTCAGCTCTAAGCGTATTAGGCCTAGGTGTAGTATTACATATCGCTATACTTCGTGCCATTCCTTACCCTCGAATAGTAAGGCTTCCGCATCCCTTCTTCTAATTAGTCCTTCAAGCACGCGGCCACCAGCTTTATTCCACCTGCGTATTTGGCTAGGTACTTCATCATATTCGCCTTCATTTAGAACACGAAGCATTGTTGAACTACTTAGATTTGATGGGCCTAAATTAAAAGTCCAGGAAACTATTGCGTCATATTGATTTTGTGAAAGCGGTACTTTTACTGCTCTGGTGACAGATTCTTCAAACTTAGCCACGTCTTCCATTAACAATTCGTCAGCTTCTTCTTGAGTAATCTCCATATCCATAGATACACCATGAGTAGATCCATACCCGATTGTAGGAACTCCTGCGGCGCAGTGGTATGCTTTTAATTCGCATCCTTCAAACTTTTTAATTAACGATAAACCTTCTTTTGATATTTGCATGTTATTCTCCTTCTTTATCCTGTTTTGTAGTTACTTTTCTATAATACACCACAACATCTTTAAGTTCAGTTATGTAGCGTTTGATCTCTTGCATGTTATAAGCCATTACTTCGTAATCTGGTATTGTCATGGCTAAAAACAATATTTCACCTTCTTGTTCTTCTATTAAAGCTAATTGTTCTTCCCAATTATCTGGTGTTACAACTATCCACATTGGTTCTTTTAGATCTATTTCTCTAGGCATTACTGGTTGTACTATGGTTCGGTCCATAGGCTTTGCAGTTATTTCTATTTGTTTAGTCGGAAGAAGGCTGCAACTGCAAGCCATCATCAAGATCATCAACAGTGACGCTGATTTTCTCGATGTCCTCCATAATATTCTTTGTTCCATTATTTATTTTCCTTTGCATTTCTTCTGGATCTGCAAGTATTTTTGCCGACAATTGATAATTTTGTATAAACTGTGTATATCTATTTAACTCTCTTTGTGCGGCTTGGCTTTTAACAGTAAGCTCATTCATTTGTTCAGTCTGTAACGCAAAATCATTTTGAAGTGATGTTATGGCTTCCTCTTGCGTTGCTATAGCGCCTTCTAATACAAGATTATTCGCAGTTAATGTTTTGTTTTCATTAAACAAATAGTAGGTTGTAAAACCTAAAAACAATATTATGCCTATAAACACTTGTTGCATTAAATTTCCTCTATTATGTAATTAAGGCCACCTGCACTTCTGTATTCAATAATACAATCATCTTCGTCCCTAAATTTTAAGTGTTTTTCTTTTTGCACTAAAATTTTTTTGGTAATAAATGTTCGATCATCTGAGTCACCGTATTCTTTGTTAAATGACACTGTCACTTTATACCTAGTTTGAAATAAAGATAAAAACCAATTAAAAACCCATATACTTAATTTTTTTAAATTGTCCATATCTGTAACGCGTCTTTTTTACCTTTTACTTTGATAGGTTTTAGAGACTTTAACACAAGTTTGCAATTTTTTGCAGTTTCTTGCCCAATTAAAATATCTACACCAACTTCTTTGGTTGCCGACTCTAATCTTGCAGCTGTGTTTACAGGATCACCAATTGCCGAATAATCAAACCGAGTATCGGATCCCATATTACCAATCACTGCTACTCCCGACTGACATCCTACTCCTACCTGGACTGGAGTAGATAAAGTTTTGTTAAGCTCGGCTATACCTTTTTGAATATCTATAGCAGCCTGGACAGCTTTTGTTTCTTGATCTTTAAGATCTAAGGGCGCTCCAAATATAAACATACCTGCGTCCCCGATAAATTTGTCCGTCATTCCGCCAAGTTTTTGCACGGCGTTGACCTGGACTGTTAAAGTTTTATTCATTATGTCGGTGACTTCCTCTGGTGGCAGTTTTTCACTTAAAGATGTAAAACCACGAAGATCTGTAAATAAAAATGTGCAGTATTTTTTCTCGCCACCGAGTTTTAATAGATCTGGATTGTCCTGGAGCTGTTTAACTTGTCTTGGATCCAAATAATGTTCAAATTGTTTTTTGATTTGTTGACGTAATTTGAACTGTTTTCTAAAGTTTAGATAGAAGGCAATAGAGCCTGCAATGAACTGTGATACAAAAGTCCATGAAAAATCGATTAAATAACCTTTTTGGACGCTAAAAATCTCTGAGAAAGCCGCTGTGCTTAACAAAATTACAGCCATACTTACACCCTTGGTTATACCGAGATAATTGATTACAAGCCACGTCAGCGACACAAATATTGCAAAAATTAAAATTTCGGCCGCTAAATGCCAATCTGGGATTTGTGGAGAGTTTTGTATCAAAATTGACTCAGATAATGCTGCTTGAATCTTGTGAGGTTCTAATAAACCGACTGGGGTTGCAATTTGTGGTTGGATTCCTGCGGCGGTAATTCCGATAAATACAAATTTACCAGCAACATTCATTTCTTCTAAATTTGTTTCTGGTGTTTTTACCCAGCTAATCCATTTTCTTCCAAAATTATCTGTAGGTATTGGTGGCAATCCTCTGACTGCAATTTCTTGTATGCCATTTTCATTCGTGGTAATAATATAGCTTCTGGTTTCAGTTAATACTTTTAAAACTTCTGTGCCAAAAGAAGAAACATAGCCGTCTGGTGTTTTTAATAATAATGGTATTCGTCTTACCAGGTTGTCTATGTCAACTGGTGCAGTAGCTATACCTTGATTTGCATTATTTTGTAGTATGTTGATATTTTGTACTACACCTGGAGTAAGCATACCACCTACGTCATTGCCTTTTATTATTGTTCCTGTAGTTTTTGGATATTCACCATTGTCGTTTTCAAACATTGCTAACACAGAAGGTGCATATCCGAGTGTTTGTGCAAAAACCTCATCGCCACCCATTCTGTCTTCTTGTGGGAAAGCTATTACCCATCCAACTCCCATAGCTCCTGCATTAATAAGATCTATTTGTATTTGTGCGAGAGTTTGACGCGGAAAGGGCCAGCCATCTTCTTTTGCTACATCTTCTTCTGTAATATTTAAAACAACAAAGTTACCAGAAGGTTCTTGTTCTGTAACCAGTGCATCAAATATTTTTAGTTTTAGTATTTCGGTTGGTGTAGACTGAAATATTAAAGGCAAGATCAAAATTATAAGTAACAGTGATAATAGTCTTTTCATTTTATATATTTGTAATTATTTATAACTGCTATACCTAAGCCTACATTTATAGCGAGTATATAACTTTCACTACTATTTCTTGCTATCAAAGTACCAATTATAGCTTTTTGTAATATTAACTCTTTTAACTCTGGTCTATCAGGTAAAAGAGGATTAAGTTCTTTACAGGTTAGACATTTTTTCATGCCTTCATAAGTTGTATAAGTATCTAGTACGTTAAGAGTCCAAAAAAATATCATTTGATTTTTTGTTGGAGGCTCTTTGTAGTCACCAAAATTTAAAATAAATTCTTTAGGAGGTATATAAACAGCAGGTTGTTCAGGTATTGTTAAATCTAGTTCAGCTGAAACATTTAAAATAAAAAATATAAAAATCAAATATTTCATCAATTGCTCTGGGTTATTTTTATAGTAGAGTCAGATCCACCGTTTACTCTCACAACATTTGATTTACCATCTTGTATAAAAATGACGGTATATGATCCGCCGCCGTCTATATCAACACGAGCAGAGCCGCTAACATTCCTTCGTAAACTTACAACCTGGCCTGTAACAATAGTTGTAATCTGCGTTTCTGTGTCCTGGCCTATTGCTGTACCAGCAATCTTAATACTAGTGGCTTGCTGTAACTGATCTTCTTCCTCTTGCACTTCTAAAGCATCTAAAACATTAAGCATATCTTCTAAAAAATTAACATCCAGGTAGTTTATATCTAGCTCTGTAAAAGTTAGATCTTCACCTAAAAAATCTTCTGCCAAGTAATCTACATCTAAGTCATTAAAATCTAAAACATTGTTTTGTTTTGCAGATACTTGTGCATCGCTTATTTGTTCTTTTTCTTCTGGTGGCGTAACGATAAGCATGTTATCAAGCATTTCTAAACTAAGATCTAATATTACTGGTTTGCTTGGATTGCTTTCAAAAACCGAAATAGTTGTTGCCTGAAATGGTTTGTTTAATAAAACAGATCCTGTAGCAGTAATTACTTCAATCTCACCGCTTGATAAACCCAGAGCATCTGGAAGTAATACTATGAGACTTTTGCCCAATTCGTCCACCGTAACCGAAAAATCTGTTCCGCGAATCGCGATATTAGCGGTCGGTGTTTTTAGCTTTATGTTTTGCTTATCTATACGGTTTAGATTGCCTGTTATAAACCTAGCTGTGCCAAGGCCGAAAGTAAGGGCCATTTTAGACTTAGAAGGATCTGGATCAAAAATATACTCGTCTACAATGAGCTGACTGTGCTCGGTCAGTCGGACCGTACTATCATCTAAAAAAGTTATGGCCATGCGGCCGTTGTTTGTTATAGCCTCATCGTTTTGCTGAATAGCAAACTGTATCTCTGCTGGATAGGTTTGATCTCTAACGATTTGTGCTTGGCCGTTAAGCTCAGATATATCGCCTATATCAGCAGCTTGTGCTTGTGCCTTGGTCGTTTTGAATGACACAAACAGTAGAAGTATTACTGCCTGTATTGTTGGATATAGATATGATCTTAAGCCAGTCATTGTCTTGGGTACTCAGTTGTTGTACGTTAAAGGTCATATTATTACCAGTTTGATCTAAATAAAAGTAGCCACCTGCATATCCAGAACCAGTAAAGTTAATTGTGTTCGAATTTCCATCCACGTCCATGTAATTTGTGGCTCCGTCATAGTTAATATTACTTGTGACTTGGTTCCCAGTACCGTTAATTATCCAATCAAGATCTAGTGTAGCAGCAAGTGCAGATGTACCGTGGTTAAGGGTAAAGGTGTTAGTGCTACCAGTCACATCGACGTTATAATTTGAGTTATCAATACCAAAGGTATTTGTAGGATCGCCTTGTATTGTAAAGGTATTGCTATCGCCATCAAACTCAAAAAATCCTGTTACGCTATCGCCGTATATATCACCAAGAAATTTATTAGTATTACCTATTTGATTTATATCAAGCGTAAAAGCATTGCCGTCCATATCGAAAGGGGTTAGGGATCCAGCTGAGGATAAGAGTCCTCCTATAATATTGCCAGATCCAAGCTGTTCTAAATCTATGTTTACAGTGGTACCAGATTGATCTATGTATATTTCGTTATCAGCCGCGTATGCTGGCGATACAATTAACATCATCATCATCGCAAGGTTTATTAATTTTAGTTTCTTCATGCTTCCAAAATCTCCTGTCGTAGCCGACCTTAATGAGCTCAACCACTGCTGCTTCTATTGACTTCATCAAAGCAATAGTAGTGCTCTCGTTACGCGCAGATCCGATTTCTAACTCTACAAGCTCCGTTCCAGACTCATAAAATTTGAAGACATCGTTTGATCTTCCGTAACTATAAATGGTTTTTTGGCTTAATACTTCTATAAGAATTTCACCAGTTGCGACTGAAACCATCCGCAAACTAACGCTTACGGTATCTTCTCGTTATTGCGCACTACCAGACACACCGAGAAAGCGGGCACCAGCGCCACCACTTTTTAAGTTTGTATCATAGCTTATCACAGATCCTTCGAGCAAGACACCTGCAAACAGCAATGGTGGTACATTCCTGTCTTCTTCTTTTTCAGCAAACTGTTCTCGCGCACTACGAATGAGCTGTCTTTCTTTTACTAGGTTATCTAGGCCCACACGTTCAACTACACGAAAAAACTCACCGTTCGACGCATGCTTCAATGCCCGTATAAGTAAAGTGCTAGGCTGTTGAGTTATGGCCGTGCTAAATAAAGCAAACTCGCTGTTGCTTTTTCTTTGTCCAGTTTGATCGGTAAAAGCAGTTGCATAAACAGCAACTACTGGCTGTACTTCTGGTTTTTGTATATTTTTTAATTCTTCTGATTGTAAAGAAAAAATACTTGCTTCTGTTAATCCTTTACTTGGAAACCTTTGTGCAAAGGTATCTTCTTGAACATCGACTATAGCGCAACTAGAAAGTAAAAGAACCAATAGGAAGGGTAATTTCTGTAATGTTGCCATCGGGATCCGTTATTTTTAAAGTTATAAATTGTCCATCGCTAGTGTAAGTTATTATATTGCCTTCTAGCTCAATAGTTCCAGATGTAGAGGCTGTATCTCCAAAGAGGTTTTCTACTAGCTGTCTTGAAAGCTGTGCATAGATTCTGGACTCCAGGTTACGAATAAATCTAGCTAAAGTCGTGTTTTCTTTATCACGCTCTATTTGCTCTTGTAGTGCCTTTATTTCTTCTTTTATGGACATTTTACGATTAAACTCTTGGTTCTCAATCGTAAGATAGTGACTAGAAGTTCCGATACCAGAAAATGAAGGTGACTTAAATTTATGAACTATCTGGTCAGCTGCAATGTTTTGCACAAATACGCCAAAAAACAAAACAAAGCCTATAGCAACTAGAATTTGTATTGTAAAAAGTTTTTCTGCTTCTTCTTTTTTACTTTTTTTGTTTTGTATCATCTTTTTTTTGTTGTCTGATTTTAGTTACAGTATCAACCTTCTCTTTTAATCGTATCATATCTTGGTCTAAAAGTCGTAGCTGGTCCGTCAACCTAATAATAGTCTTCTTCATTTCACTTATAGATGGATCTATGGTGTTGTTAATAGTTTGCCAAACATAGAACACAAAATATCCCAGGCCAATTACCATTACAGTCGGAAAACCGAATTTTTGTATTAAATCAACTATTTCCATCAATCGCGTCTAGCATCAATCTTGCCATCTTCAACAAAGTTTTCTGCTCTAGCGATTCGTTCAAGATCTGGAGGTATGTCAAGTGCGCTTGACACTACTGTATCAATTCTAATAATGTCGTTGTTCATTATTGAGGCTCTAGTAATAAGCATTTTTGTAATGCCCTGGATAGATTTAATGTCAGATACTAGATTATTCATAAGCTGTCTGATTATAAGAAATATAAAATAACCCATAATCAAACCGCTTGCGATTGGTAGGCCTACGTCGCTGATCAAGCCTATGGCTTGATTCATTACTTATCTTCGCCTTTAAATCCTTTACTTTGTCCAGACTTACCAGAATAAACTCCAAAGACAACACCCATTGCGCCTACAACAACTGAGACTAATGCTGATTGTTCTAGGTTAGGATCTGGTAGGTTCATAAACCAAATAACAGACTCATACATAAGATAAATATAAACCACAACAAATATCCTAGGAAATATTCTCCAGGCATCTATTGCTCTAGCTAAGTGAATTACTTTTTGCCAGGGGTTTATATTTGTTTCGTCTTCTAAGTCTCTAATTTTTTCTTTGAGTTCACCGATTTCTTGAATCATAGACATGAACTTGTTTAGATCCATTTCTACTTCATTACGATCCATGTCTCCGCCAAATCTTCCGCTTCCTTCGTGCATTATATAAACCTCGCTAGTATTACTGCTCCAACTATAAATGGGTAGACGGCCCATATCATGTTTTCTAATTTATCAAAACGCTTAGATCCGTCTTCTAATCTTTTATCAATACTTTTATACAAAGCCTTACACTCTCTTTCGTGAGACTCTATTGCATTGAGCGCATCTTTTACTGTAGCCATTATTCGTTATTGTCGATAGATACCTTTGCAGGCCTACCTCTTTTTTTTCTTACTGTTGTGTAAGCCTCATTAACATCTGGAGTCGATTTATCATCTGCAACATAATGGCCTTTTTTATTTCTTGATCTGACATTTACACGCTCAGTGTTTGTCACTTTATCCCAAAAATTTGACCACCAGCTACTCATTGTGCTTTTCCTTGGCTTTTAGAACATTTAACGCACACCAATCAATGATGCGATAAAGTTTGCTTAACCACCAATTTCCCTGTGGTGTTGGTGTGACAGCTGCAACAAATGATGCAATAGCTATTATGGTTGTTATCCATGAAAATATATTAAGAATTGTCATTAATCATCTCCTTTTGTTTCTGTATCTTCTTCAAGATCAGTAGTTATTTCTTGGTCAGCAAATTCTTTAAGTTGCTCAACCACGTCTTTTCTTAAAATAGCAACAGCTTCTAACTCTTCACCATTCCAAGTTCCTCTTTTAGTAGCAACATCAATAATTTGTAACATGCCTAATAAAAATTGTTTTTTATCCATTATCGTCTCCTTGTTTTACAAAAAAAATTAACTATTAGCTGCGATGTATGCTTTACCAGTTGCAATAGCTGCAACGTGAGTAGTCTTTTTACTATCTGCTGCACCTTTTACATCTGGAGTTTCATCATCACTGTCAACAGGTGCATATTCTAAAATGATTTCCAAATGGTCTACATTTCTCTGTACTACTTCGTTGATCTCAGTTTGATTCATTCCTTCAACTGCATCTTCAGATGAGGCATCTGTATTAATACTATTGATTAATGTTACGCTATCGCTTCCTGCTGATAAAATTGATGTTACTGTATTAGCTTCCATAGTCATATTATTCTCCTTTTAAAATTTGTATTTCTTGTTTTAATTCATCTACTTGTGATGAAAGTTCTTGTACTGCTTTAACCATAACAGACATAATAGCGTTAGGTGCAACCCTTTGCCTTCCATCTGCTTCATCTTCTGACCACATATCAAAACCATCTTTTAAGTTATGATTATCAATAACTTCTTTAACTTCTTGAGCTATAAAACCATGATTGTATTTACCATTCATGGTTCTTTCTTCTGAGCCTTCTTTATAGGCTTTCATGTCTGAAGGTATATCTTTTTCTTTTTTCCAAAGGAAAGTAACAGGTCTTAAATCGTTTATAAAATCTAAGCCTACTTTTTCATCTTGTATATCTTCTTTGAGTCTGATATCTGAAGGAGCTGTAATTGAAGTAGCACCAAAAGCTATATTTGAATCTGTAGAGTCTTTTCCAATAGTAAAACTATTATTACCAGCACTGGTAACAGTGTCTCCCATAACAATTTGGTTATCTGCATCTGTTGCAGAAGGTCTAGTATTTCTACCTATTAAAATACAATCAGTTCCAGTTACCAAAGATGTGCCTGACGCACCTGCATCTCCACCTATACAAATATTTTTTGCACCAGTTGTAATTGAGGCACCTGCACTATCTCCAATACAAGTATTTGAAAATCCTGTTGTAACTGCGACACCTGCTCTTCTACCAACACAATTATTAGAAAATCCTGTTGTTATTGCACCACCTGCTGAAATGCCTAACATAGAATTTTTAGTACCTGTAGTAATATATCTACCAGCAACAGTACCAAAAGCTACATTATCACTACCTGTTGTTACTTGGTTTAAAGTAAAGTAACCAAATCCATTGTTATTTTCACCAGTAGTATTAGCTGAACAAGTATTTGAACCATAAGCTGTTGCACCATGAGTAGTAGAAACGGTTAAACAATTTTCACCAACAGCAGTATTAGAAAAGAAAGCATGGCTACTTCTTAGAGCATTTATCCCAACAGCAGTATTGTTTTGACCATTGGTTCCTGCTATTGACATACCAGCTTCTTTACCAAAACAAGTATTACCTGAACCTGTATCAAACTGTCCACCAGCATTGAATCCCATAATTGTATTGTTACCACCAGTGGTAATAGAATCACCTGCTAGTGCACCTACTACAGTGTTTTGAGTACCTGTAGTGTTTACTTTTAAAGCTGAATAACCAACTGCTGTGTTGTAATCTGCTGTGGTATTTTTATTTAATGCTTTAAATCCAATACCTGTATTTGCATCAGCAGTTGTATTTTCTTCTAATGCTGCTAACCCTATGCCTGTATTAGAATGACCTACTGTATTTTTTGTAAGTGCATCTTGTCCAAAAGCTGCATTATTACCAGCTGTGGTGTTTGATGCTAAAGCTGATTCACCTACTGCTGTATTAGAAGCACCTGTAGTGTTTGCACCTAAAGCTGATTTACCAATTCCTGTGTTGTTAGAAGCGGTTGTATTAGCGGTTAAAGCACCTTGACCAACAGCTACATTATCTGAACCTGTTGTGTTTGAGTCCATTGACACATCTCCTACTGAAACATTTCTGTTACCAGTAGTTTGTTGTCTAAGTGAGTGATAACCAACAGCAGTATTTTCAGCACCTGTAGTGTTGCCTGTAAGTGATTTAAAACCTAAAGCTGAGTTTCTACTAGCTGTCGTATTAGCATCAAGAGCATTTACACCAAGTGCTACGTTGTAACTACCAGTAGTATTAACAGCCATTGATGATTTACCAACTGCGGTATTTTCAGCTCCTGTGGTGTTAGCATCTAAAGAAGATTTACCAATCGCTGTATTGTTTGATGCAGTTGTATTAGCGTCAAGAGCTGCATGACCTAAAGCAGTATTGTTAGCACCTGTCGTATTTGCTGCCATGGCACTACTTCCTACCGCAGTATTTTGCGAGGCTGTAGTATTAGCTAATAATGCTGAATTACCAACTGCAACATTAGTGGTACCAGATGTATTGACATGTAAAGCCTTATATCCAACACCAGTATTATTAGATACTGTTGTTTGAACAGTCATTACAGCATATCCTATACCTGTATTGTTAGAACCTGTTGTTATTGCATCAAGTGTTAAAGCACCTAATGCAGAATTAAAACTAGCTGTTGTGTTTGATGCTAAAGCTGCATATCCAATACCTGTGTTAGATTCTCCAGTAGTGGTAGAACCTAAAGCAGAACTACCCATACCTATATTAAAACTTCCTGTTGTAATAGATTCCATAGCTGCTGAACCAAAACCAGTATTATGGTCGCCTGACGTTAAAGCTATTAAAACATCTCTACCCATAGCTGTATTTTGTGTTCCAGATGTTAATGCTGCAAAAACACTATCACCTAAACCTGTGTTGTGAGATGCGGAAGATAAAGTGCCTGTACTTGCATTTTGACTTATTAAAATACTGTCAGTAAAGTTTGTAGCATCAGCTAGAATACCTACGCCATTGATTGTGCTTGAACCTGTAATAGCTCCTGTAACACCTAAAGTACCGCCAACAGTCATATCGTCAGTTACGGTTAAATCATCTTGTACTTTTAGATCTACAACGCTAAGACTGGCAAAAGCGTCAACGACTGCTGCTCCAGATCCTGCTCCGTCTGACTAAACTACTTTTACATCCCCTGGGGGTATGGTGATGTTAGCTCCACTGCCTTGAGAAATAATTATGTTTTGAGATCCAGATGTGCCGTTTTCAATAAACCACATTTTACTAACGGTGTTAGGACCAATAGTAATAGTACAAGCTGAGTCAAGTGTTCCTGTATATTTTAAATATAAAGATCTGCCTGGATCTGTGGATCCGTCTGCAATTGTTGTTGTGTGTGTATCAGCATTAGTTGTTATAGCCTCGGTGCCAAAACTAAATGCTTCTGCGATTAATTCTAAATTGGTGTTGGTTTCCGTACCCCAAGTACCACTGGATTCACCAGTGCCAATTTCTTTTAATCTTAAATCGTTTACATAGGTTGCCATACTTAATGTCCTCTAAGTTATCATGCCGCGTCTCTACCAGCATCTATTGTAGTATAGTTTGGAGATTGACTTGTCGCAACCTCTGAGTAGCCAGGGGTTTGTGAGGTTGTAACCTCTCCGTATCCAGGGGTTTGGTCAGTATCTATTTCACCGTAGACTAAAATAAAGCCTGGAGAGGTTGTGATAGACAATCCAGATATATTTACGTCAGCTGCGGCCGTTGGTGCAATAGATCCGTTAGCACTTGTTATTGCCTGGCCAGTTACTTCAAAAGTAACGCCGACACTAATAAATGGTGTGCCTAAAGCTGAGGTTGCAGCTTGGCCATCTGGTGTTACGTTTGCAGCTGCGGTAGTAGTAACAGATCCAACGGCAGTAGATAAAGATCCAACGGTAGTTACAGATACATTTGCGTCAGCTGTCGGTGCTATAGATCCTACAGAACTGGTAGCTGCTTGGCCTGTCGGTATGACATTAGCTTTACCTGTAATTGTTAGAGATCCGACTGCTGCGGTGGCCGCTTGACCAGTAACGGATACATTTGCTTTTGCTGATACTGTTGTAGATCCTAGGCTGGAAGTAACCGCTAAACCTGTTATCTGAACTACAGCTGCTGCAACAACAGTTGCGGATCCTAGACTTGCAGTTGCGGACTGCCCTGTGACATCAACATCGACAGGAATACTTATTGCTTCGTTCCAGGCTCCTTGTCCCCAGGTACCTCGTCCCCAACCGCTACTCATTAGCTTAAGTTATCTCTTACTTCTTCAAGCTCAGTTTTAATTTTGTTAAGATCTTCTCTTACAGGATCTGTCATAAAATCAAGTGTTAGCATTGAATTGATTGTAGTAATGGCGCTTATTATTTTTTCTCTGTCGGTCATTGTGTTATTCTACCTCGAATATATCTACATCATTAGGGTTGTAGTTTTTTGTAAATTTTTGTAAACTATTGTTGATGGAAAAATTTGATACATTATATTTTGCGTGGGAAGATGGTCCTGCTGTATTAGCACCAGTCGGTGACGGAGATCTGGGATATTTTATATCTCCAGGTAAGTCTGATTGGACACTAGCAGAGCCAAGCCAAGTTGCAGACTTTTTCGTCGACGGCTCAAAAATATCTAAAGACGCATTTGAAAAAACATTTGGTGTCATTGGAGCCGATCTTCCAGAATTACCAGCTGTAACATAACCACCACTAGCAAACTTTTTAACTTCTTTTTTAGAACTTCTTTTTGTAACTTTTATAATACTGTCGTCTGGCACCACCATATTTCCAGAGCCGTTTATCTCACCATATACTTTGCCGCCATAAGGCACTTTTTTTGGAGATCCCCATGCAGCAAATTTTACTCCATTTGGATCATCAAAACTTTTAGCTATTGGACCATTTTCAACAAAAAATTCAATATCATTTCCTGTAGGATCTTTTTTTACAAAATCATCTGGCAATATTTCTTTTAGTTTTTTTCTCAAAGTAGGATGTTGCCTGCTTAATGGTTCATCAACTCTTAATAATTTTTCACTTGGTACCTCAACCTTATAAACAAAACCGTCTTCGCCAGCATAGTTGGCTACAGTATTTTTTCCTTCTTTATTTCTGGTTGTGAAGTAATGGCCGCGACCATATCGATCAAGGCCTTTTGGCAACCCAAATTCATCTAAGGGTTCTTTGCTCATGTCAAATTTATCAAATTTTGCTGGACTTCCATGTAATCCTGTAATTCCTTTGCTTGTAAAATAGAAATCTGGATCTATTTGATTTTTTGCGTTTCCAAAAACATCACCCATGCCTTTTTGTAAGGCCTCACCTTTAAGTCTTATGTCTCTGCTTATTGTTTGTAATTCTTTTGAATCTGTCGGCATGCCTTTCGGGAATAAAGATCTAAATTCTTCATATAAAACGTGCGCTTCGTCTGAGGCTCTCCACATAGGAGCTGTAATAATACCCACCTCTGCTACTAACTTTTCACCGTTAGATCCAACAAATTGAATATTTAGTTTACGGTCAACAAAACCCTCTGGCTTAATGTCGCGGCCTTTATCAAAGAGTTTGTATTGGTTTTTCATAAGATCTACAACAGCTTCTTCTTCGGCTGGTGTATTAACCACAATTCTAGTTCTGATTGGATCTGTCAGCTGCGTTACATCTTTGTCGTATTTTTTTCTGGACTTTTCTACCATCCTGGGTATTTTTTTTACGGTTCCCATTTTTTGCCCAGTAGCTGCATCAATCTTTGTAGTAAATTCTGGCAGCGTAGTTTCCAGATTTAAACTTTTTGCTATATCGTCTATTTGTTGATTAAACTCTGGAGCTAAACGAACAGCTCGATCATACATCTTATTTGCATCACCTAAAGGATTGCCTGTATATAGATCTTCCTGGTGTCTTGTTATTTCGTATCGAGGATTGTTGCTAGGTAAACTTTGAATACCTTTTTTTAAAGGCTGTTTTGCTAGGTTGGCCAGCTCACCAACTAAGGGTACAGCTGCGAGTCCAGATAAAGCGGCAATACCAAGATTGCCAAAGCCACTGCCAATATTACCTTGTGAAAAATCTTTAAAAGAATCACGGCCATATTTGCCAGCTGCCGCAATATCCATGGCCATACCTGGAGGAGTAAAGCCAGCAGCTATTTGGCCGAGTAGAGGTACGTTTTCCTCGTAGCCTTCAACCGTTCGATCTAATAGATCTTTGTCAGCTGCACCGCCTTGTTGGAATATGTCAATATCTTGATACATTCCATGATTATAACTAAATCTCTAGGATTTTCTATTCGTGGAGGCCTTGGAATTTTCTTTTGAGTATTCTTTGGACCTTGTGATAGGGGAAGTCCTCGTATCCAGCGTGTGAACTTTGGATCTGAGTAGCTATCTTCCTGGCACCTAGGCCTTGAGCTCTTAGTGCATAGATATGCTTTAGAACTGCTTGCTCCTCTGGAATTGGCACTAATTTAGTTCTTCTTCTGCTACCAGATTCGTCGTATTCTTTTTTGTAGCCAAAGGGAGTCTTACCACCGATTGAGTAGCCTTTTTCTGCATAGACCAGCTTGCCGCCGTTTAGCCTGGACATAATCATTTCTCTCTCGATCTCAGCGAACTGCGCCATGTTGGTCACTAGGTTTTGGTTGGCTATTCTGGTCATATTCATTTTCGCTGCTAGACCAGATTGTTCTTTTTGCTTGGGCAAAACCACTGGTATGTCTGCAAACATATCGCAGAAGTAAAGTGTGATCCCAGTCTCTTCCAGAGTAGGAATCATATTAACCATTTCTAAAAAGGATCTTGCAAGCCTGTCGAGCTTGGTTGCTACTATCACGTCGTTAGCGTCCATGGTATCAGTCAGCTCTCTGGATCCTGGCCTTTCAAGCAATGGCTTCATGCCACTTATGCCAGCGTCGGTAAAGAACTGATCGACTTTCCTGCCGCCGTATTTGTTGGCCACAAACTCTTCAATAGATCTTTTTTGTTCGTCCAGGGAAGATCCATCTTTGGCCTGCTGCTCAGATGATACTCTGATATAGCCGTAGATATTGTTTACTTGTTTTCTTGGTTCAATCATGCTGCCTCCTCTTCTTTTATTACTTTATCTATAATTGCAAATGCCTCTAGCATTTCATTTATAACATCCCCATCACAGTATCCTAAAATCGCATCATCTAGTTTTTTTCTAGCCTTTTTTAATTTTTTTATATTTGTTTTCGTGTTGTTCATGCTGCCTCCTTATAAAACTGTTTGTATTGTTTGTATTTTCTTATGTTCTTTGGATCATCCAGTTCTGCTTTAATCATCTTGACAAAGGATCTTGGATTAATCCTTGGCATAAAGACGCTTTTGTAGCCATCCCTCGCCAGGGGTGATGGAGCTTCTCTTTGCAACGGATCTTTGTATCTGGTCATGTGAATTTCGGCATGGTCAACCTTGTGTATGTTTCCATCATCAAACTTTACCCAGTTCCAATGTTTGCAAAGATCTATCCTTACAGTAACTTTGTCTTTGCCGTGGGACCAGGTGAACTTGTCAATGGTCTTATATTCTCTATTGAACTTTGATTTGACTATCTCGCTCATGCTGCCTCCATATAATTTTCTGTAATCTTAATCGGCCTGCCGATATGATATTTGCTAGAGAAGAACGCTATCTTTTTATAGCAATCTTTCAGACTGTCAAACACCATTGACCAATCTGGATCACCTGCAATCCTCAATCTATAAACACCACCGTATCTTGAATCAAGATCTGTATACAAGACATCAATCACATATTCACAATCAATCATATTTCCTCCTTATTTAATTTGTTACTCACACTACAATAATAACACTTTAACAAATATTTGCAACTATTTATAACTTATAGTATATTGATTTTATATTAATTTACGGAGTAATTATGAAACTTGATTTTAATGTTAAAAAACCAAATACAACAACGGTTCAGTTTAGAATTGATCCAGATACTAAAAGACAGATGAACGCATTAAAAAAACACTACGGTGTGCGTACGGGCCAGCTGATCAAAAAAATGATCCAGGTATCCTTTGCAGCTGTAGAGGGAGAAATAAAATGAGCGAACCTAAACATGCAAAGAACTGGCTATATCCAGTAATGAAAGAAATATTTATAAAGTTTCTTGTCAATAAACATAACAAGCCGTACAAAGATATTAAGATCTCAGAAATGACGGATACTGAGATTGAGCTCTGGCAACAAGTCGAGGCCATGAACGGAAATAAGATCGGAGTTACTTTTAAATCTGGATCTGATAAAAGAGTATTGCATTGATCAGCAGATCTAAATATCGAAAAGAAACCAGAAAAAATATCTGCGTTGATAACGAAACTTATGAACAACTTATTTTGTTAAAAAAAGCATTGATCGTAAAAAACAAAACTAGGCCGTTTACAGATAAAGCGATTAGTCAGCACGATACGATTAAATGGCTTTTGAAAAATTGTCCTGTTCCAGTTGATATTGATTGGTTAAAAATGTGGGACATGCAAAAGGAGCAAGGTAAATGACTGAGGATCATTCTCAAGAAAAGTTTGCAGCTGACGTTGCTGGAATCATAATGCGATTTATGAAACACATTACAGCTGTAAAAAATTTGGAAGGATATTATTTATCAAATCAATCGGCGATTAGCCAGGTAAAAAAAATTGACCAGGACAAACACGATGAATTGATTCAGGCCTTTAAAAATAAAAAAACAGAAATATTGGAGAAACAAAATGATGAAACTACTTAGAAGACTAGACAGATTTTTAGACAGACGTTGGAGATCTACACATGCAGCAATTGTGCATTTCATTGACAGGCGAAAGGATCCAGTGGATATTGATTGGTTGAACATGCACAATGATATGGGATTTGATGAAAAGAAAAATTGGGAAAACAAAACCAAAACATACTTGAATGAAACAAAACATATAGACAAGTGGATAAAAAATGACAATAAATAAACACGAACTAGAGATTGCGCGGGTTGCCAGGAGGTTTCGCGAAATTTGTGCAGAGCACATAGAAAATATGGAGGATAAACTTCCAGGTGCAAACAATCCCCTGGAGCGTGATGATCTAAACAAACAAATAGATGCTATGCACGAATTAGCTGACCAGGCTAATTCCAGAGCAAAAGCTATGATCGAGAATTATTATAAAAATGAATAGAAAAAATATACCAGAACACTTAAGGCATTTAAGCGATGAAGCGCTTAGATCTTTAATTAAGCTCTTTACACCTAATTTCTAACGAAACGGCGGGCCAGTAAACCAGCAAACGACAACATAACGGTCGCCTTTGGTTACAGGCTTGACCTGGTGCGAAATAAACGAGCTAAAAGCTACTGCTTCACCCATTCTTGGCCGCGTGCAATTAGCGTTATCACTGGTGCGAAAGCATATTTCGCCGCCCTCATATTCCTCATTCAGCATTAAAGA